TTAAAGACTAAATTTGAAGCTAGTTTTCAAGAGCTAAAGGTGTGGTTTTATGATCAAAATGTAAACGGTATCAAAAAAATCTGTGACAGTTTGATTGACATCATGTCACAAAATGACAATGACAGCTTACTTTAAAAAGATGCAAGTAAAAAATAAAATAAGTATAAGACAAAGAGTTTATCAGAAAAAGAAATTAATAAAATAATAAGATTATCAGAGATAAATAATGAAATTATCAATAATTATAGGAAATGTAAGAGAGATTATATAGATGATGTTAAAAGAAAAAGGAGAGAGAAACGTTCAAACAAAGCTATTTCTAACAAATTTAATTATGGTAATAAAAATCATTATATAAAAATAAGTGCTAAAGATTACATTTTTAAGAAATCTATTAGACAGAAGGGGAATAAAAATCACAAATGTTTTTCCACTGATTTTAATTATAATTGGATAGTTGATTACTTAAATGAAGATTTATCTTAATGTAATTAAAAATACAGATAAAAATAATCAGAATTATTGTCAGTTTTAAAAGATTCAATAGATAAACAAAAGGACTGTAATTAATTTAAACAGTAAAAACATGATAATTAACATTTAATAAATGGCATATTTGAAATGTTAAACAAAAAGAGAGTTTTCTAAATATATGATTTTATTTCCAAATTATCATACAATTTAAGTTAATAATCAACTATTAATTTCCCGAATAATGTTTAAATAGTGGAGAATTTAGGCATGAATTGCATACTTATAATTAATGGAGGTAATCCAATGACTAAAACTAACAATAGTAGACGTTTCAAGTTAATTATGCCATGTGATATAAATTTATTTAAATTTTATAATAATAACAATAAATCAGGATTTTAAAATTAAAATGAAGGGTATGTGGAGACTGAATGGATGACATTACATGAAAAATATATAAGGAAAGGTATATCATAACCGTAACAATTACTATGTTATATGAATTGTACTATTGATAAATTATTATAAACTAATATTTTTGATTTAAAAAATCTGAATGAAATTTAAATGAAGAATAAAGAAAATATACTATTGAATGTTATATTGCATCTGAATAATAGAAGACAGACAGAGCAAGGATTTCATAATTTAAGATAAATTTTAATCAATCTTCTAAGTTAATAATCAGATATAGAAGGAATAGTAGAGAAGGTATTTTTCCAGCCTAAAGATCATGTCCAGTTTATTCTTTTAAATAATTTAGCTAACAATTAATTGGATTAATAATAAAGTTTACAAAAATGTAAGTTAGATCAATAAGATTAGAATAGTAATAAAATTATTTCACCATTGACAAAACATGAATTAAGTAACCTTTAGTTATTTACAAATTTGATATAATCAACATAAATGATGACAAGATCACCTGTTGATCAAAAAAATGAACAATTTAATAATTTTTAAAATTTAATGCAGGAACATGTGAAGTAATTGGACATCAAACCAATTGACAATGGTATAAATAATTTAGAATTTTTTAATATTGACAATAAAAATAGTTTAAAAGGAAGTAATAAAATAGAAAGTATATATGATTAATCATCTGATATATGCTAATAGTCAGGTTAAATGTTATCAGTCATGTTGAAAACACAAAATGTGGTAGCTAATTTAACAACTGATTGGGAAAATATAAAGAAAAGTAGTATAATTGATGTGGCTAATTCATCAGGCCTTAGATAGAGAGAAGAAACAGGTCAACATTTTTAGGGTAAAAAAGGTCATTATATAATGACATTAGAGCTGATTAACCATTTTAAAAATAAATGCTATGATATATTAGATTTGGTTAATTTAGCTGATGTTTATAGAGGTAAAGCCCATCAACAATTTAAAGATTTAGATATAACTTTCTTAAATATAAGTCCTGATTTGACTGATAAAGATCATGAGTTAATTTTCCATATTGTAGATAAAGATCAAAGGGCTGGAGGTCGTGAAATATAGGTGATGGAATAGCAAACTAAAATATTGCAACAACCATTGGAAAAGTTTCTAGGAAAAATTTGCAATCATATAGAACATGAGTTAATATCAATACCTAGTAACAAAAGACCAATAAAGATACACTCTTTATAAATGCAAAATGAAAGAGACTGGGATACTTACTAATGGACCTTGGATAATAGCAAATGGTCAGCATCCTGTAATACAAACAAATAAATACATATGATTTTGGGAATGACAAATGTATTGCCTAAAGATTTTTGCAATTATTTAATATATATAATGCTCTTATGGCCTCATAAAAAATGTTAAGTTTCCAATGGTGTGGCTAAGCAATACTAAAGTTACACTAAAAAAGAGGGTAAGGGAATTTTGATAAATGATCTAAAAGAGAGGGATGTGTTGAAAAAAAGATAAATACGGTCATTATTATTATTCAGAATAAGCCTTTTTCCAAGGTATATTAAATTAATTGTCATCACTTTTACATGCTGGCCAAGTTTTAACATTTATAGACTTATTACCTTCTGTTGTTCCTAGTGATGTTGACATAAAAGTAAATATATTGGTTCATTCAGATGATGCAGGTGGCAGTATAAAAATACACAACAAGAAAAATTTAAATACAGAAGAAATACATGAAAAAATAATAAAATTTTAAGAGGTTTTATCAAGGTTGCATAATCATAGTCTATCAACTAAAAAGGTTTGCATATCTAAAAATTATTGGGAAGTTTTATCCATTTTATATATAGGAAATAGATTATTGCCTTTAAATCCTAAGTTTAGTTCACAGCTGGAGATAGATTTCACAGGGCAGGGTTTATAAAAAGATTTGTTAAGTTCAACATCAAAAGCTATAGAAATGATAGATAAAGGTTGTAATTTTAATGAAGCATAATAGAAAAAAATCTAGACACAATTAGCTATTTTTGATTTTTACAATCAACTACCTAATAATACAATAATGCAGCTTGGCTCATTAAATTTGAATCACCCTATCTGTGATCTTATTTAAGGAACACAATCTGATTGTATAAGGTTACTGCAATAGGATATAGAAAATTTAAAATTTTAATTGGCTTTAATTTATAAGATAAATGATTAAGATGAACCAACAAAAATACCTGTTTAATGTAATAAGCTTTCAACACAAAAAAGGCCAGATATAACATCAATGCTTTCTGATTTAAACGATATATGTACTAAATGCTTTGGTAACATGGCAAAAGTAGAAAGAGACATTCTGGTTAATTTACCTATAAAAAATGCTTATTTCCAATTAATGAAGTATGAAAAGTTATGGCATAATGATAACTTTTTAGCTTCTATGGAATAAATGAACAAAGCCACTAAACTCAAATTATCTTTTAAGAATAGAGTTTATTTAATTAATATAAATAATACAGTTAATAACCTTAGTGATTTGATTTTATAAGATTACAGTGAAATTGATGGCCATTAGTTGTTAAACAATGTAGTTATAAATACCAAACCACAGGCTGATGCACAGATTAATTTTCTAAAAGAATTATAGAAAGATACCATTAAGTAATACAAAATTTTCCATTATATAATGCCAACAAACATGACATCATATGTTATAAATTTATCCATAAAACCAACTATATTAGAAATATAAAACAACAATGTACCATATCACCTGAATAGTAGTTCAATCTCAGCTATAATAAATTAATTTATCCCTAAATAAAATTTTTTGAATGGTATAAAAAACATTAATAAATAAGAGGTTGATATGATAATAAAAAAGTATGAAAATTTGGACCCCTAAATACATGAACCTGATAGGTTATACAATTAATTAAATTTTATTAATGATAACATATATAAAAAATTCTTTTTTTATTCAAAAAGATTACATGAGAATAGGTTAATAAATAAAATTGATGATATAATTAATTTGTTGTCTTATAACACATTCAGTAATTTATGCTTGAAAGGGATGGATATACCGTCATCATATAAGAAAGAGTTGCAATAAGAAATTAATTCTGAAAGCTTGTAAGATAGGATGTTGGAAATAGTACCATTGTTTAACGTGGCAAATTAATGTCATTTTTATGATAAGCTACGCCATGTAACAATTGACAATGTTAAATATAGTTTGAATCAGGGTTTTTTCGGTGAATTTAAAACATAATAGGAGGATATTTTTATTAAAAATATGAACATATCTTAAAATCCAACATAAATGATATAACTAAAAAGTCAAGTTAAGTTGAATAATCAATGGTTAGGTATTGGGAAATTACTTTGGCATTAAACTAAAGACAACTATTTAATAATAGACATAGAAGATAGCACAGTTAAAAATATAACAGGAAATATTATGTAACCTAATGAAATAAACCATATTAGTAGTTTAATATTATTCAACTTTTTTGAAAAAATGAAATTAAATGTTTATAACAATAATACAATATCCAATCACTATTTCTGCTAATTAGAAAATAATTTCTAGATAACATCTACAAGAAAAGGTATCATGTGTTTACCTTAAACATAAGATCATTGTTTGCCTGATTTAAATGATAAATATTTAATTAAGACACATAAAAAAGGTGACATCAATGTTATATTTAAAGAGAGCTTGTATATTAATGGAAGTTTTATTTCAAAAGACATTGTATTAGATTGTGAATCTATTTATGAATAAAGGAAAAATATATTTAATTCATTAGATATTGAAGTCAATATAGAAAATTTTAGTTTAATGGAGGCTGTACATGATTAATTTTCAGATTCTATAGAAATAAATGATAATTTGGATTAAGAGTCATTAAAAAATACTCATCTAAATTATAAAATATTTCTAAATAGCTTGGAGAATGTAACAGGTGACAATTAAGGTGTTAAAATATTAAATAATATGTCCAATAAATAACCAGAAAAAAGTCCTGAATTAAAAATTATGTTGCAAAAAGATTTAAAATCACTAAAAATATCTGATATTTACAATTATTGGAGTAAAAATGAATAAAACATAACAGC